AAGAATTAATTGAGGATCTAAAAGACGCACCGGCAACGCCCGCGCGCGCCTATGAGGCAATTTTAGATAGTATAGATAAAAATATTAAGACAAAAAATGATAGATCAAAATTAACTAGTGACATTCGTGTAGTTATACAAGAAAGATTAAAAGAGATTAAACTTGATCCAGAGAAATATCACTTATATCCAGCGTTTTATGATCTATTAAAAGAGACATATAGGCTGCGCGCTTATGATTATTTTGATGATTATTTAATTTTTGTAGAATGGGATAGATCACCTGAGAAAAAATTTTACTTGCCGCGCCGCCAGATCTTAAAACCTGTCACAGACGCTTTGCAAGATCTAGAGGACAATAAATTTGAGATATTATCTGTAAGCTTACCACCACGTGTGGGCAAATCTACGATGGGTGTGTTCTTTATATCTTGGGTTAGTGGACGTAAACCACATAAAGCCAATGTTATGTCAGGACATTCTGATAAACTTACTGATGGGTTTTTTAGAGAGGTCATGGCAATTATTACTGATGACTCTACTTATAACTGGGTTAAAGTGTTTCCACATATTCCTGTAGCTAGGATCAATTCAAAAGATGAGATCATTGACTTAGAGTCCAATAAACGTTTCCCCACATTAACTTGTAGATCTATTGAGGGTACATTAACTGGGGCAGTTGAGGCTGGCAATTATTTATATTGTGATGACTTGGTTTCAGACTTAGAGGAAGCACTTAATCCCGACCGCCTTGCTAAAAAATACGACGCATATGTCAATCAGCTTAAAGATAGAAAGAAAATGGGGGCAAAAGAGATCCATATCGGTACACGTTGGTCTGTTGCTGATCCAATTGGTAGAATTAGAGAACAATTTAAAGATAGTCCTAAATATAGAGAAATAGTGATACCTGCACTAGATGAAAATGATGAAAGTAACTTTAATTATCCTTATGACGTAGGTTTTGACTCTGATTATTTTAAAGAAATGCGTGAAGCAGTTGACGCTGCAACTTGGTCGGCAAAATATATCGGTGAACCATATGAACGTGAGGGATTATTATTTCCTGAGGACGAACTTAAGTATTTCAATGGCGTATTACCACCTAAAAAGAATTTAGTTAGAGTTTATTCAGCTTGTGACGTTTCTTGGGGCGGGGGCGACAATTTGTCAATGCCTTTTATCTATGAATACGAGGACGGATCAAGATATGTTAAAGATGTTGTCTTTCAAACTGGCACTAGAGATGTTACGCAACCTATTGTAGTTGGTAAACTTAAATATCATAGACCATCAGAAACGCTTTTTGAGGCAAACAACGGGGGCGCCGAATACGCCTATACGATTGATGATCTACTTAAAGCTGACGGTTTAGAGTTAAACATTAGACACGATAATAAGCCAAATACAAAAGCTAAACTATCTAGAATTATTGAGGAAAGTCCAGCGATTAAAGACTGTATTTACTTGGATAAAAAACACCGCTCGCCTGAGTATGAAAAATTTATGCAAAGTTTGACATCTTTTGTTCAAACTGGTAAAAATAAACACGATGACGCCGCAGATAGTATGGCTGAGGCTATGAAAATGCGCACTACATCTAAAGGATCAGTACAATTTTTCAAAAAAGGACTGTAAAAATAACAGGGGCTTGACAAAAGCCCTTTTTTATGGTATAATAAAATATAATATAAGGTGGCGAGCGCTTAAGGGCGAATTCCTCTCGCAACATGTGGACTACAGTCCACCTCATCTCTTTTCTCCGTTCCTAAGTTCGTGTAGTTACATACATGGGCTTAGGGATAAGAAAAAATAGGACTTGACAAATTGATAAATATATGATATAATATATTTAGGAAAATGTAAATTGCTTAAAGCGCGCGACATTTTCCTTTTAGGACGTTATAAGGAGGACTTATGTCAACGAACAGATTACTTAAAGGTAGAAAAACGTTAATATATAATGGCGAAGTCAATACTCAAGATGACGTCAAAAGGGCGATAAGCGCAGTTTACATGGACTTTATCACTAATAAAAATGAAATTGACTATTTATGGCGATATTATTTAGGCGAACAAGACGTAATTAATAGAACCAAAGATATTAGACAAGATATCTTAAAAAATACAGTAGTCAATCACGCCAAACAGATTGTATCATTTTACACAGGATATACATTTGGTGAGGGTGTTCAATTTATTAGACGAGGTACAAGCGTTTATAAGCAAAATGAAAATGATCAAGTAAGTCAATTAAACGATGGTTTAGCTTTTAAAGATAAACGCGCGATCGATTTAGAGCTTGCAAACTGGTTCTTAGCAACTGGTGTGGGATATAGATCAGTATTTCCTCAAAAAAACTTTGATAAAAATGAACTTCCGGTAGTTATGAACGCACTTGATCCTAGAAATACAGGTATTATTTACTCAGCAGAGATTAATCCTGAACCAATTATGGCATTTTTCGTAACTGGTGGTAAAAAATCAGGTTCTGTGACAGAATATAAATGGTATATTTACACAAAGACTACAAATTATGTCACAACATCTACAATGAATGACTTAAATGGCTTACAATTTTCAAATATAGAAGAAAGTCAATCTGCGTTAAATGGAATGTTACCTATTATAGAGTATAATCCAAACCCAGAAAAACAAGGTGTGTTTGAGTCAGTTATTCCTATTTTAAACCTTATTAATGAGGTTACAACCAATAGGGGCGAGGCTGTAGAACAATTTATTCAAGCTTACTGGAAATTTGTCAACGCAGATATTACAGAAGAAGATTATTTGAAATTTATTAAGTCGGGCGCCATCGTATTAAAAGCTGGCAGAGACGATAAATTCCCTAGTGATGTAGATTTAATTAAGCAAGAATTAGATCAATCAAGTGTTCAAGCTTTTGTAGATGATTTAACATTAAGAGCTTTTCAAATTACAGGCGTACCTGATAGACGTAATTCTACAGGCGGATCAACCGGCGCGGCTAATATGGTCTCAAATGGTTGGTTTGATACAGACTCTAAGGTTGACGCTTTAGAGGGTATGTTCATTAAATCTGAAAAGAAATTCTTAAAAATGTTGATTGACATTACAAAAAGACTTTCAAAAGTTTTCAAATTTGATAAATTTAGTCTACCTGATATAGATATTAAATTTTCAAGAAACAAAACTGACAACTTGCTTGTCAAAACACAAGCGTTGCAAACATTATTACAAGCTGGTATTCACGCAAGAGTGGCTATTGCAACTTGTGGACTATTTAGTGATCCAACGTCTGTTTACGAGGAAAGTAAAGAGACTTTAGATAAAATAAATGCCAATAAAACAGTGGAACAGGATCCAAACCCTGAACCACAACTCTAAAAATCGCCGGCAGTGGCGTAAAAAACTGTAAGGAGGAGAAATAAAAATGGCAGTAAATTTTAAAGATTTATTAGGCGAAAAATATACGGACGAAATCGCCAGCGTTCTAGAGGGTGTATCAGATAAGTTATTATTAAATGACGGATCTTATATTCCAAAAACGAGATTTGATGAGGTAAATAAGAATTTAAAAGACGCTAAATCAGAATTAGACTCAGTTAGAAAGAGTCAAATGACTGAGGAAGAAAAACATAAAGCTGATATTGAGGCTTTAGAAGCTGAAAAAAGAAATTACCTACTTAAATCAAATAGATTAGATGTACAAAAAGTTTTTCAAGACGCAGGAATGAAAGTTAAAGACTCATTCATTGATGGTATCGTTGGCGAAGATTTAGAAAAATCATTGGCTATCGCTAAAGACTTAGTTGACGACTATAACACAGCACTTGCTGAAAAAAATGCAGAAATTGAACAACTTAAATTAAAAAGCACACCTAATCCAAAAATTGATCCTAATGGTGGCGAGTTTAAAAAACTCACAATGACGGAACAAGCTCAACTTAGAGCTAAAGATCCAGCCGCTTATGAGGCATACATTCAAGCAGAGGATAGTCAAGAAAACAAATCATAAAAATAAAGGAGTAATAATATGGCAGTTACATATTTAGCAGATCTCTTTAATCCTGAGGTCTTACAAAGAGGCATTGACAAAGATATGCCTAAGTATTTCAAATTTTTACCACTAGCAGTTGTTGATAACACGTTAGAGGGACAAGCTGGTAATACGATCACTCAACCATCATTTAGATACACTGGTGACGCTGTTGAAATCGGTGAGGGCGAATTAATCCCACTTGACAATTTACAAACATCTAGTAAACAAGTTACAGTTAAGAAATTCGGTAAAGCTATTCCTTATACTGACGAAGCTATGCTTTCTGGTTATGGTGATCCAGTTGGTCAAATCACAATGGAACACGCTAGAGCACACGCTAATAAGATGGATAATTCTATTATCGAAGCTTATGCAGACGCTAAATTAGTTTATAAGATGGGCGCAGCTGGTGTCATCTCAAGTGACAATGTTGCAAACGCTTTAGCATTATTTGGCGAAGATGAATTTGACACATTATATTTATTCGTATCACCTGCTGAATTAGCAAGTTTACGTGTAAACGAAGAATGGATCAAAGCAACTGATATCGGTGTCGGTACTCTTATGAGTGGCGTTAAAGGTATGATCTGGGGCGCACAAATTCTTGTTTCTAACAAGTTAGCTGGAGCAAACTACATCATCGCACCAAATGCAGTTAGAATGTTAGTTAAACGTGGTGTATCTGTTGAAGTTGAAAGAGACGCAAGAGCAGGTATCACAACTGTTATCTCTACACAATTATACGCACCATACTTATATGACGAAAGTAAAGTTATCAAATTAGTCAAGGAGGCAGTTGATGTGACTTATACAGTATCATTTGATGTTGCAGAGGGCGCACGTCCAGTTGCTTCACAAGTTGTAGTTGAAAATGGTTTCGCTTCTGAACCAATTCCATCAGCATTGTCTGATTACGACTTCGTAGGTTGGTTTACTGATAATACTTATGCTACAGAGTTTGACTTTGAAAGCACAGCTATTACAGCTAATACAACTGTTTACGGTAAGTTCGTTAAAGCAGGTTATGCAGCACAAGCTGACTTAGACGCAGCAGAAGTTATTATCGCTGATCACGAAACTAGAATTGACGTTCTAGAAACACCTTAATAAAATAATTTAACAGTTTAGCCCGTCTGTCTAAAACGGGCTAGGCTTTTGCCTAAAGGAGGTACGTATGACTTTAACAATTACACAATTTAAACTAAAATTAGGTATTACTGATGACAGTCAAGACGACTTATTAAACCTATTATTGGATCAGGCAAAAGACGCAGTTATGAAATATCATTATGGCGCGGCTTATCTACCTACCGATTTAGCCTTTTTAGATCAATTTTCATATCAAGCACTAGATATTGCAATTTATTTGTATAACAAAATGGGTGTAGAGGGACAAAATGTTCACAAAGAACAAGGTGTCGACAGAGAATATGGCTCAAGTCACATTCCACCTGAAATGTTTGATGGTATTCCTAAGAAAGTTAGAACACTATATATATGAGAAATCAAGTAATTAATACAAAATTGGTTACTTATAATTATTTAACAGGCAATAAGGTAGAATTAACCGATGATAATGGAGATTATACGGGTGAAATTGTTGAGGAAAGATCTGTAGACAATCAAATTCGTGTAGTTTTGATCAAAAATAAAGGTAAAGTTATGAGGAACGCAAACGGTGTATTAAGAGCCTATGACGCAACAGCTGTTCATATGGGATCTAAAATTATACCAGATGGGGCTTTAGTATTAAATGGATCAGACACTTATATTGTAGATGGCGCTTTAGAAAGCGTAAATCATACAAAATATTATTTGGTTTTTAAAGATAATGGCTAAGAAAAAATATACAGCGTTTTTAAGCCCAAGTTCGATAGACAATACCATAAAGTATTTAAAAGAAAATTATTACGGTCAACGTGCCCAAAAAATATTAAATGACATATTAAAAATTGTTTCAAATAAAGCTGTTCAAATTGTCAAAAGTAATATTAGATTGGTACTTACTCAAAGAAGTTCAATCTCAACTGGATATTTAGAAAATTCTGTAAATGCAGCAATTGACATGACAAGAGGGTTAGCTTTTATTCGAGTAAATGCAGAATATGGCGCTTTTGTTGAATTTGGTACAGGTATTAAGGGTAAAGAAAACCCTACAATACATTCTAGCCAACATAGCTGGGATTATGATGTTCACGATCATGGTGAAAAAGGTTGGATCTATACGCCCGATGAGGGTGATACATTCTTTTGGACTCAAGGTCAAAGGGGTACACAATTTATGCTTTTATCGTCACTTGAAATTCAAGAATTTATGGACGATTTATACAAAACTTATAAACACGGTGGTGAGGATAAATGATAGACATTGAAAATAAAGTATATACACAACTTAGAACTGCTTTAAATGCAGAGGGTATAACAAGTCTATCTGGTGTTTACCTAGAAAGCCCAGCGGCTTATCCACACGTATTTATAGAAATGATTAATAACTCTGTTGATCAAAATAGATCAGACAGTGGGAACTTAGAAAATTTTGCAAAACAAGATTTTCAGATTGAAATCTTTACAAATGGTGACTCTAAAAAGACAGAAGCTAAACAAATAGCAGAAATAGTCGACGGATCACTAAATGGTATAGGCTTAAGACGATCGTTTTATAGCTTTGTACCAAATTATAATGATAATAATATATCAAGACTAATCTTGCGTTATACAGGTTTAGTCGACAAACAAAATAAAATTTATGGAGGAATTTAATAATGGCAATTCTTACACACAAAACCGAACTACATAGTGGCGCAGACGCACTTACTATGACGAAACTTATCGACATCAAAGACTATCCTGCATTACGTGAGGGTAGAGAGGCAGTCGAAACAACTACTTTATCAGATTTAGCACAAACATTTATCGCTGGTATTAGAACATCTGCTGGTAAGTTAGACTTTACAGCTAATTATGTAGAAGCAGATTGGGACGCAGCAGAAGCTAGAATTGATACAGATACTTACTTTAAGTTAGTATTTTCAGATGGCAGTTCTTTTGAATGGCAAGGAGAATTCGATTTATCAATCGCTGAGGGCGGTCAAAACGCACCAGTAGAAATGATCGTTTCTGTTTACCCATCAACTGAAATCGTCAAATCTGCTTAATAAAATAATCTAAAGGAGAAATAAGATATGAAATTTAATGGAAAAGAATTTAAAGTACCTGAATTTACTTTTAACACGATGATTGATTTAGAGGACAGAGGTGTACAGCTTGCTGATCTAAACGATACACCGATGAAATTTATTAGAGCACTTATGGGTATTACTTTAGGTGTGTCTAATGAAGAAGCTGGTATGCAAATTCAAAAACACATCGAAGCTGGTAATAAACTAGATGAGTTAGTACAAGCTATTACAGAGAGTATTACAGAAAGCGGTTTTATCAAAGCCCTACAGAACGAGTAAACAGTTCAGATATAGCTGAAACACAGGATATATCAGAGTATGAGACAATCAAAGACCTTATAGATAATGTTTACTTGCCTCAGGCGTTGTCTATAGGGGTAGATTATCGTCTGTTTTGGACTCTAACTCCTAAAAAGCTTATACCTTTCGTAAAAGCTAAGGAAGAGGAAATGAAAGTAAAATCTATGGTAATGAATAACGAGGCGTGGCTTATTGGACTTTATGTTCAATCTGCTATTGCCTCTGTTTTTTCTAAAAGCTATAAGTATCCTAAACAGCCTACTGGTTCTGATGATAGAAAAGGGCAAACAAAAGAGGCAGAGTTTAAATCTCAATTTGAGGTTTTTGCTAAAGAATTTAACAAGTCTTTAAAAAACAAAAAATAAGAAATGGAGGTAGCATTTTATGGCATATGAAGTTGATCGGTTAGAGATAGTCATACAAACTGCCACATCTAAGACCAATGCTGCCTTAGATAAATTAATAACAAAATTAAATAAAATTTCTAAAAACTTAAAGCAAATGCAGACGTTTGTTACGGCTGTAAATAATCAAGCTAGTAAAACAACAGTTAAAACTGCAGGATCCGCTGGCGCTAAAAAAGCTAAAGCAGATTATTTAGCATTAAAGAAAAACATATTACAAGCAGATGAAGCTTTAAGACGATTAAATCAACAATTAATGGCTACTCCACAATTTAGACAAATTATGGCAGAAAACCCGCAGCTTTCAAGCAAACAGGGTTTAGATATATTAAAAGCTAGAAATGCCCAAATGGGATCGGCTATTAATTTACAAAGAAATTTAAACAACGAGACTGAACGTTTAAATAAGATCAATTTAGAGAAAAGCAGAAAAGAATTTGAAAAGATAAAATCTGAGGTTATAAGAACAGACTCTAGAGTCAAATCTCTAGTCGATAAACTTAAACAAACAGAAAGATATAAATCACTAATGGCACAACACCCTAAGCTAACTGAGGAACAAGCCGTTAAAATACTTACTGCTACAAATTCTCAAGTCAAACGACTAAATGGTCAATTGGTGAGAACAAGAGGTCACGTTTCAACTATAAGATCTATTTTTATTAAGATAACAAGTGCATTATATGTAATTAGATACTTAATGAAAGCAATTAATACAGCGATGGACTTTGGGGAAACAATAAACTTATTCCAAACTGTATTTAGAAAGATCGGTTTAGACGCTGGTGAAGAATTTGAGATGGCTTTCTTAGAAAGAGCTGACAAATTTGTAACTGGTTTCTCAGAGGCTTTAACGCTTGATCCAGAAGAACTTATGAAATATATGGCTAACTTTGCTCAGATGGCGAACTCAATGAGCGTAACCACTGAAAGTGCTTATATGTTGTCTGAGTCTTTAACAATGCTTGGGGCTGACATTTCATCTTTATTTAATATTGATATTGATGACGCGATGTCTAAGTTAAAATCTGGTCTTGCTGGTCAGATTAGACCGATGAGACAATTAGGTGTGGATATCTCAAAAACATCATTACAACAAATTGCATTAAAATATGGTATAGAGGACTCAATTGAAACAATGTCAGCGGCAGCTAAAGTACAATTACGTTACTTGGCGCTTATGGATCAACTTAAAGTTACAATGGGGGATATGGCTAGAACCATTAACACTCCAGCTAACCAGTTGAGAATTTTAAAACAACAATGGATTAATTTAACTAGAGCAGTTGGTCAAGTATTTATTCCACTTGTTACAAAATTACTACCTATTTTAAATGCTATCGTTATTGCTTTAAGAGAAATGATTAGCTCTATGGCAGCAGCTGTAGGCTATGAAATGCCAAGCTTTACAGACACAGACATCTTCTTAGGTGATATTAGTGACGAGGCAGACGAGGCAGACGAAAGCTTACAACAACTTAGAAACACATTAGGTGGTTTTGACGAATTAAACATAATTGGTATGCAAACAGATGGCGACGATCTTTTAGGTTCAGGATATACAGAACTTGATGAGGCAATCGCTAAAACTTATACTGATTATTTAGAACAAATGAATGAGCAAATGGCTTTAATGCAAAACAAAGCCAAAGAAATGGCAGACTCATTTAAAATTATATTAACATTATTAACAACATACTTAGCAACACTTGCAGCAATAAAAGTTGCAACAATAGCAGTTACAGTAGCAACAAACGGCTGGGCAGCCTCAGCGGCACTTATAGGTAATAAATCATTATTTGCAGTCGCAATTGCCTCAATTGTGACATTAATCACACTTTGGGACGATTTAAGTACGCCTATGAAAGTGGTATTAGGTTTAATATCTGCAGTAACATCTGCGATTTTAATAGCAACAAACGCTGTTAAAATTTTGGGGGTAGCAACCGCAGTTTGGAACGCAATTGCAGCAGCAAACCCTATTATATTAATTATAATCGGTATCGTGGCAGCAGTGGCAGCGGCAACCTACTTTATTATAAAATACTGGGACGATATTGTCTATGGTGTAACAGTAGCCTTTGATTGGATCAAAAAGATAGCTGCAACAACTTGGGCGATCGTTGTAAACGGTGTTATGGGCGTAGTAAATACGGTAATAACTGCATTTACAAGAGTTAAAAATTTCTTTGTCGGTATGTGGGACGGTTTAGTAGACGGTCTTGAAGCTGCTTGGGAATTTATGAAAAATATATTTGGAAATGTAGGAAATTTCTTTGGAAAGATTGGATCAGGCATTGGCGATGTGTTTAAAGATTTACTTAATATCTTAATTGATGGTATTAACTGGATCATCGCACAACCTTTTAAAGCAATAAATAGTATTTTAAGCAGTATTGCAAACGTTAGTATCGCTGGCGTAGAGCCATTCGATTTTATTCAAACAATTGAAATCCCACAAATTCCAAAATTGGCTATGGGTGGTATCGTCGATTACGGTCAGCTATTTATAGCGCGTGAGGCGGGCGCCGAACTAGTCGGTAATTTCGGTGGATCAACTGGGGTTATGAATAATGAACAAATTGTAGAGGCTGTATCTGATGGTGTGTATAGAGCTGTAATGGCTGCACAATCTGGAAACGGCAAAGAATTTAATGTCACCGTAATGCTAGACGGTAAGCAAATATCTAGCTCAGTAGAACAAAATAGACGCAGAAAAGGCGCGTCAATCTTAAGCGGAGGTAATGTATAATGTCTTTAGTTCAATTTCATAGTGATATTTTAAATAGTTTTCAAATACCTGAATTAGGTGGCAAAACATTACCTCAAGCCTTTGAGGACTCAAACGAGGGTTTTAACCTTTTAAATACTGCAAAAATAGAAGGTTTGTTATTAGATAGTGAACAGTTAGTAACGAACCCAGAGTTTAAAGATGGGACAACAGGTTGGTCTTCTTTAGGAAGCACAGCAACAGTTATCATAGAAAGCGAACAATTTAAAACAACTTTAATTAGTGGTCAATTTAGCATTTATTATCAATTATTGGTTTCAAATGCAAGTGATAAGTTTTATTATTCATTAAATGTAAAAAATAGTGCTTTAACTGCAAGTTTAGGTATAAGATTTTATAATGATACAACTACTATTGACACAATTCAAGTTGGTAATGAAATAAAAACTGATTATGTTGTTAAAAGTGGTGTTCATACGTTGAGTGCAAACTCTAATAGATATGCGTTTATAGTTTCTTCAAGTGTGGATAACACAGTATATTTTGATAACATTTATTTATTCAACATCTCAACCCTAATCTCAAACAAACAATACTCACCACTCTACTCAACAACATTCGATTTAATGAGTGATGCCCAAATCAAAGCACAAATGGACTTATGGGTGCAAACTAAAACATTACCTAACGGCATTATGGCAGTTGATATGGACAAGAGAGTTACGAGTGTTGGTAAGAACTTGTTTGATGTTTCTAAAATATTTGTTTCAGGTATTAACGATTATACGTCAGGGTTTGATTTAGGAAACCTATCACGTGATGGTGAAATATTAACCATAACTGACGCTTCATCAACGGCAAGTGGCTTTTATCAAACGATTAAAGTTAAACGTAATACAACTTATCGAGTGAGTGGCGCGATTTCAAATGGTCAGTGGGGTGTTTATGGTAAGAACACACAAACACAATTACAGGTGCTAACAACGAGTGGATTTACATTTAATAGTGGTGAAAATGATGAGATATTTTTAACATTATATTCACCATTAGCAAACACAACATCAACGTTTGCAAACATTCAACTCGAAGTCGGAACAACAGCAACCACATATCAACCATTTATTTCATCATCAATGTATTTAGACAGTGGCGAAGTTGGGTATAGTTTACCTAATAGCACAAAAGACACGATAGAGTTTAGAAACGGTCAAGCATATCACGT